AAAGCTGTCCGCTTGTCTATTCGTGTTGAGACTGCGCTTAAGTCTGGTAAGTTTTTGTCACCAACATTTTGGGAAGAAATTGATCCAGCTTATGGCTCTGACGAATACGCTTATCAAGGCACTGAGGCCAAACGCTTATTTGCTGAGAAAGCCGCAGCCTAATCCAACCAAACGTGGCGCAAGCCCCCGAAAGCACAACATGAAAAACAGCAAACATTTCTATTACCCCGAAGTCAAGAACGCCAGGCTAACCGCCCGTGCAGAAGCAGGTCTTGACCTTCTCACAGCCCTCGCCATTGGCATCAGCTTGGCAGCCCTACTGGTTGCATGGTGGTCAGCATGAAATCAGTCTTAATACCCATCAAGCCTAAATTGACACGATGCGAAATTCTTGGCGTTTGTCAGTCCAAACACAACCCAGCTTGCAACAAACAATGTAGGAGAACTGCATGAACCCCACACCTGCCTGCCCTCAAGGGATCATTGAGTTCGCCTGCGAACTCGAAGGTGTCGATCTGGTTTGCCACTTGGAGTACATCCCTGAAGAACTTGGCGCACTTGATAGCCGTGGCTTATCTGATGAGCCTGACTACGCCGAAACTATGGAACTTGTCAGTGCCTACATCAAGGGCACAGACATAGATATTGGTCACTTGCTCTTACAGGGCCTTGTTGACCACATTACAACCATCGCACTAGAGGACTATAAAAATGACGATCTCTGAACTGGCAACCCTGCTACGCAAAGCCAAGCAAGCCGAGAACGAAGCCAAGGCCGAGCGCCTACGCATCGAGAACTTGATTGAAGAACAATTCGCCAAACCCCAATCTGGCGAAGGAGTCCACAAGGATGAAGAGTTCACCATCACTTGGAAGCTCACCCGTTCAGTAGACACAGATCGTTTATCTGCTGATTTTGACGATCTGCCAGACAACGCCCAAAGAGCATTTCGCTGGAAAGCCGAAGTCAACTTGGCTTACCTTCGCTCCCTCTCAGAAATTGACCCAGCCGCCTACAACAAGGCAGCAGTGTTCGTAACTAGCAAACCCGCAAAACCATCCATTGAACTGAAAGACTAACATGGCCTTCGATCTCTCATCCATCTCTAAAACCAAACGTGTACGCTCACCCAAGATTGTTGTGGTAGGCCAAGGCAAGATTGGCAAGACCACCTTTGCCGCCATGTCGCCCAACGCCATTGGCATCCTGACCGAAGACGGCGCTGATGCGGTGGACGCAAACGCCTTCCCACTGGCCTCTAGCTTGGTGGAAGTGTATGCCGCCATTGACACCTTAATTAACAAAGACCATGACTTTCAGACCTTGTTCATTGACAGTCTGGATTGGCTCGAACCCATGATCCAAGAGTATGTGTGCAAGCAGAATAACTGGAAGAACATTGAAGCACCAGGCTTCGGTAAGGGCTACGTTGCCGCCGCCGAGGAATGGCGCAACCTGTTGTCTGGCTTAGAAGTCCTGCGCTCTGCCAAGGGCATGGGCATCATCCTGATTGCTCACGACAAGATCAAGCGCATTGAAGACCCGCTGACCGAAGGCTATGACAGCCATGTCCTCAAACTGCACGACAAGGCCGCTGGCCTAGTCCAAGAGTGGGCAGATGTTATTGGCTACGCAGGCTACCGCATCTTCACAAGCAAGACCGATGCAGGGTTCTCTAAGAAAGAAACCAAGGCCACTACTACTGGTGAGCGCATCTTGCACGTTGAACCCCATCCGGCTCATTGCGGCGGTAACCGCTTTGGCCTTCAGAATATGCCGCTTGACTGGACGGCATTCCAAGCAGCGCTTACCCAAGCGCAATCTTGATCACCCCAGTTCGTAACTTAACTTTTTAGGAAATTTATCATGGCTCAGTTTAATTTTGACGCATCCCAAGTCGCACCCCAAGCATCCACAGGCCCATTGCCTGCGGGTGTTTATCTGGCTCACATTGTTGAGTCTGATGTTCAGCCCTTGAAGTCCGGTAACGGCGAAGGCTTGAAACTTACCTTTGAAATCATCGATGGTCAGCTTAAAGGCCGCAAGGTTTGGGAAAATCTCAACATTCGCCACACAAGCGAAGACACTCAGCGCATTGCCCAAAGCCAACTCTCTGCACTTTGCCATGCGGTGAACGTCATCAAGTTGATGGACACTGCTGCCCTGCACTTCAAGCCAGTTCGCATCAATGTGACTGTGCGCGAGGCAGTCGGTCAGTACAAGGCCAGTAACAACATCAAGGGCTATGAGGCCGTAGGTGCTGGCATCAGCGCACCAGCTACTGCACCAACTCCCGCGCCTGTTGCTGAAACCCCTGCATGGCCTACCGCCGAGCAAGAAGCCGCCAAGTCTAAAGCACCTGCTTGGGCTAGAAAATAATGGCTTTACTTCCACAATCAGTTTCTGATCCTGTGGCTGATGCCATCTTTGCCTTCTACAAGGCAAAGTTTGGCTCAGAGTTACAACGCCCCTACCTTGGTGCATCAAGCATTGGCAAGCCCTGCCTGCGCCAACATTGGTACTCTTTTCGGTGGTCTAAGCCTGCTCAGTTCTCTGGCAGGCTTTACCGAGTCTTTCAGTCTGGTCACTTGCAAGAGCCGAGGGTTTATGCAGACTTGGCAGCCATTGGCTGTAGTGTCTACCAAATCAACCCTACTACGGGCAAGCAGTGGTCATTCACCGAACCCGCAACTGGTCACCACTTTCAGGGCAATGCGGACGGCATCATCACGGGCCTGCCGCAAGCGCCGAAATCTCCGCACTTGTTGGAGATCAAGACCGCATCTGACAAGATGTTTAAAGATATGCAGAAAAATGGCGTAAAGAAGGCCAAGCCCGAACACTACGCGCAGATGCAAATATACATGAAGTGGAGCATCGATCAGTTTGGGGAAGATGGTTGCCAACGGGCGCTTTACTTTGTGGTGAACAAAGACAACGATGACATTTACACTGAGCGCCTAGAGTACAACAAGCAAGAGGCACAAGCACTGGTTGACAAGGCTATGGCTGTGATCACCGCGCCCGAGCCACCAGTTGGAGTGTCTACCGATCCAACATGGTTTGAGTGCAAGTTCTGCGACTACCAGGCGATCTGCCACGGCACAGATGTCCCCATGCCAACGTGCCGTTCATGCGTTCACGCCACGCCTGAATTGGGCGGTAATGCAGTTTGGTCATGCGCCTCACACAGCACAGTTTTGTCAGAAGGAATGCAGCGCAAGGGTTGCAATGATCACCGCTTTATTCCCATCTTGCTTGCCAAAACAGGCCATCCAGTTGACCTTGATCAAAATGATAATGTGGTTTACAAAATGGCAGATGGCAAACAGTTTATCAATGGCGATCCAGACAAAAACTTTGATCACATCAGTAGCGCAGAAATCCACGCCTGTGCAGACAAGACCGCCTTGGTGGACGAGTTTGCCCTTGATCTGCGTAAACAACATAATGCAAGGTTTGTATGAACAATCTACCAATTGACCACATTACATTGAGAGACTATTTTGCCGCTTATGCAATGCAATCAATGAATAGCAGAGAAGATTACAAAGATGTTCCTGCTGAATTTATTGCCCAAGATTCATACGCTTTAGCAGATGCAATGCTCAAGGAACGCAGCCGTGAAACTGCGTGAGTACCAATCCCGCGCAGTTACAGACCTGTTTGCTTGGTGGACAAAGCATCAAGAGGATCACGACATCCCTCTTTTGGTTTTGCCCACCGCCGCAGGCAAGTCTGTGATCTGCGCTGAGATTGTGCGCCAAATGTGGGATCAATGGCCTCTGTTTCACCCTCGCACTGTGGTGCTAGTGCCGTCCAAGGAACTTGCCGAGCAGAACGCTGCCAAGCTCAGAGCCTTGCTTCCCCCAAACATCAGCGTTGGCTTTGTCAGCGCCAGCTTGGGCAAGAAGCAACACCAAGCAGATGTGATTGTTGCCACCATTGGAAGCATCCACAAGGCATCCCACCTGCTTGGCAACATCAAGGCTGTGGTGATCGATGAGGCTCATCTGGTGAGCCAGAAGGCAGGGGATGCAGGGATGTACCGCACCTTCTTGTCCAAGTTGGGCGAACTTTGCGAGTTCAGGACTGTTGGCATGACCGCCACGCCTTTTAGGGGTAATGGTGTTTGGCTGACCGATGGGGATGATCCCCTGTTCACTGGCATTGCAAGCCGAGTGTCCATGCGCGAATTGCTCGATGCCAAGTTCATTGCCCCACTTGTCCCGCCAGATCACATTGAAACCCGCATCGATGCCAGTAATGTTGGCATAGCCAACGGCGACTACAAGGTTGGCGAACTTTCCCGCGAGGTTGAGAAATACCTAGCCAAAGTGGCCACAGAAGCCGTCAAAATCGCCTCAGAGCGCAAGAAATGGATAGCCTTTACACCGAGTGTCAAAAACGCTGAAAGCCTTGCAGATCGCTTAAATTACCGAGGCATTGTGAGCGCCGTTGTTTGTGGTGAAACCCCCAAGCAGGAGCGCGAAGACCTGATTCGCCAGTTCAAGGAGAGCCAGATTCACTGCTTAGTAACTGTCTTGGCTTTGTCGGTTGGCTTTGATGTGCCAGACGTTGACTGCATTATTTGGTGCAGGCCCACGAAGTCGCCTGTGCTTTATGTGCAGGGTATGGGCAGGGGTACTCGAATTGCAGACGGCAAGACCGATTGCCTGGTGCTTGACTTCACCGACACAGTTGAGCGCCTTGGGCCAGTGGACACCATCCAAGGCAGGGCTAAGAAGAGGTCAGGCACTCAAGAAGCGCCCTACAGCATCTGCCCAGACTGCGGTGAACGCAATGCACCGACAGCTCTTGTTTGCATTCATTGCGGTGGTCAAATCCGAGAGGAAGAGGCTAAACCAATTGATGCCAAGGTTTCATTGGCAGCGCTCTTATCGAATCAGGCAAGCATCTCAGAACTGATTTGGCACGATATAACCCGAGTTGACTACGGCCTGCACCGAAAGGAAGGCAAACCTGACTCATTGAGGGTGGACTACTACGCTGGCCTGCTTCGGGTTGCGACTGAATGGGTTTGCTTCAGTCACATTGGCTATGCTAGGCAAAAGGCCGAGAACTGGTGGATGCAAAGGGAAAAGAAGTCTATGCCATCAGGCACACAAGAAGCGCTTGAGTGGCTTGAGTTTAAAAACATTGAAGAGCCAGTTAGGATCGCAACCCGTAAAAATGGAAAATACACAGAGGTCAAAGACTATGAATTTAATCGAAATAAACGCAATCAAGAGACATTTGGACAGTCAGGTCAAACAGATCAATACAATCAGAATCAACTGCCAACAATGTAACAATTTTGAGACAGGCATTTGTAAGCAGTTTGGAGCAAAACCACCGCTAGAGTGGATCACTGGCACAGTTGAGTGCGAACATTGGGAATGGGATCAAATCCCCTTTTAAGGAGACATCATGTTAGAAAAACCACCATATTCAAAAATTAGTTATCCATCTACGCCTGCCAAGGACTTCAAGTGGGAGTCCGGATCGGATGTGCAAGCCCTCTGGCGCAAGCATGGTTGGACACCTCCTAGTGAGGGTATGCCGCCCCCGCCGCCAGAGCGTGTCATGGATATGCCACTTCGGAGAGTGCGCTGATGATGCCTCCGATTCAAATGGGCTTAGTCACTCCTGTGCATAAACTAAAGTTTTGCACCAAGTGCCAAGCTGACAAGCCACCAGAGGGTGGCGTTGAAATGGGCGCAAAATGGAACTGCCAACTCTGTTGGGTCAGACGATTAACTGGTAAACACTTGAGACAAAATGCCAAGACCAAAACCACCTGAACCCTTACTAGGAAGACAAGTCCGAATGTCAGATAGACATTGGATGATCTTGCAAGAACTTGGCGGCGCTGAGTGGCTGCGTAAGCAGTTAGATAAGAACGCTAAGATGCCAGCCAAGTATTACCGCCGTGAACTGGACGCACCTTCAAAGAAAGAAGTCAATGACTAACCAAAGTGGCTGGCGCAAGCGCCAAATTCAAATGCCCAAGTTTGATATTTGGGAGCGTGAGAGCCTAGTTGACTTTGCAGGGGAGTGTTATGTCAAACTGTGCGAACAGGACGACCGCATTCAGCAGCTTGAGTGTGACCTGAAGACGGCTATAGAGGCTTACAGGGCGGTGGTTAAAGAATAAGAGCGCACTCAGCAACTCTGCGTTTGGTCAGCCCTGCTAGAACCTTACCGCCGCCTTTATTCCAAAGCATCAGTTGCTCCTTTGCTCCCTCCCAATCCCCTGCGTTAATTTTGCGTTTAAGGGTTGAGGTTTGAAGACGACCAATCCCAAGGTTGTAACAAAAATCCACAATGGCATTGCATTTTCGCTCGTCTGTTGCAAGAATTGGACAGTTACGCAAAGCACCAGGCAAGTAAGTATGCTCCAACTCAATCATCAAAAGCGCCCTAGCTGTCGGCTCATCCATTGGCGGGTCTTCCAATGTCACCTTGCGCTTGTCTGCGTAATAGGTAGAACCATAACCAATCGTTGCCACATTTGCAGGGCAAAGGTATGGTTTGGCTCTATAACCCTCAAACTGACGGCATAGTGCAGCGGCTAGTTCTAAGTTCATATTCCACGCTTGGCAAGAGTTCTGTCTAAGAACCAATAATTGATTGTTCCTGAGAGCAGAGCAGAAAAGTCAGGTGTCATCATTGTCTTAAAGACTTCAGTAGCTGGCGCACCCAAAAGCCATGCGTTATAGGCAAACCAGACATGAATAAATGACCATACAAACAGCACCCAATACGTGACCAATGGCCTGACGCTTGCGCTAAGAGAGGCCACCCATCCGCCTGCGGCCTTGACCATCTCGGCCTGTTGTGTAATAGCGTTGTTAAAAGCATCCATCACGCCTACATCAATGGCGGCTTCCCTTTGTGCGCCAATCTCAGCCAACTTTTGCTGACCACGCTGCGCTTCCAAGTCGCATTGGAACTTAAACATATTAAGTTCATGGGTTCGCTCATTCTTCTTGTCCATCCACTTCAACACTTCAGGAGCCATCCGAAAGATGCCACCAAAGATGGAGCCTAATAAACCACCACTAAGAATATCTAACATTTTTATTCCTCCGACATATCAGTTGAAGCCAAGTTAATTCGGGTCTTTAACGCCGCAATATCCTCTGGCTTAGTTTTAAATCCAATGGCTACATACCCTGCAAACTTACCTAAGTCTGGAGGAATAGCCCCTCTACACATGAACTTTACACCTTGCTTTGCACCCCACTCACCTACCTTAGACGATGGGTTAAATTCCTCACACAGAACCTCTCCATTGAGCATAGCAACCATTGCGCTGTTTCTATCTGCTGATGCGTTAAACAAGGATGTTACTGTGCCTTCCATTGACTTCTCTCTTGAGCCATCAGCGTTCAGAGCCAACACAGTAGTTCGGCTGTTTGTTGCCAAGTTAGCTTTGTGAATAAGCAAAACTATGCCATCTACATCTTTAAGCAAGCTACGAGCAGGGGTAAGTAAGTTCTCCTGCTTTGCCAGTTGGGGCATCTTGTCTTGCGTTGTGATGGCCTGCAAGATGACTTGCCTTGAGTCCCACGCAAAGTAGCCAGCAAACGCTAGAAACGCAAGGAGAATGACAGTAAATAGCTTGAACGGGTTATCGACCCACTCAATCAAACCTATGACCTTACCAAGGGTGCTGTCATCTTTCTTGGCTTCGGGCTTTGGCGCAGAAGCTGGCGCAGCAACAGACACATTGATTGTCTGTTCGGCCTTGGGTTTAGGCGTACGCCTCTTAACAGGGGCTACCTTTGCAGGGGGTTTTTTTGTAACCATTATGCGTATAAGTCCACTTTGCGGTTGGTAAAAATCTCTAGGTTAAGTTGATTGCGTTCTGCCTTCTTTACATACAACTCAAACTCAAGAGCATCAATTTTGTCATCCATCTTCTTCATCTTTAACGCTTGCTTGTAGTCTTCAGTCATCTTTTCAGCCCTACGCTCAAGCA